ACTGTATTAATGAAAGGTTATAAAGTAATATATAATAAAGAACAATTACAAGAAGAAAAAGAACATATAAATACTTGTGGGCGTTATTGTGCTTTAAGAATTCGATTAAAAGATGCTTCATTAAATAAATTTAATAAATTATTAACATATAATAAATGTTATAATCCTGATTTTTGGGTTTCTGTTTTAACCATTTTAATATAGATTTATTAAAATATGAAATATATTTTATATTGTTATAATATATATAAAATATAAATGTCAGTAATAGTTAAAAAACCTTATAGAAATGCGGTGAGAGATGATGATAATGTTTATTATAATATTAGGATAAATAAAAGTAATAACCAGTTATTTTCTCCTGCTGTATATAATGTATCTAGAACTGCCCCTATTTTAGATAATCCGAGTAATTATGAATTAGCAGTAGTTAGATTTTCTATTCCTGCCTCTAATATACCTATTTTTGTATGGGGTGATGACCCTTATGACCCTATAACAAATTCAAATTCAAAAGTGGGTAGATTAAGTATTACATTATCTTATGCTGGTGTAAATTATACACAAATATTAGAGTTTATACCTAATTCAAGTGGTAATGATTTTTACGGAAATACAATATGGAATTATCAAGAATTTTGTGATATAATAAATCAAGCATTTAATAAAGCATTTTATTCTGATTATCCAACTAATACCGTTTTAAGGTTTCCATTAGCACCACCAACAACACCACCAAGAATAAATTTCAATCCTCAAACTCAATTATGCTCATTAGTTTGTGAAACTGCTTATAATACAGGTGAGGATTGGTTAGGAGGAACACCAGCAATAGATACAATAAAAATTTATTTTAATATTCCTTTATATCAATATTTTCCATCATTAAAATCATTTGAACAAGAAGAATTAGAACCATTAGCACATCAAATAATAGTAAGAAATACAGGAAATAATTCAAGCATTACTAATCCATCATTACCAGCAGGATTTTTTTATATGGAACAAGAATATAGCACATTAGCATTATGGAACGATTTTAAAACTATTGTTTTTGAAACAGACCATATACCAGTTGAACCAGAATTTCAACCTACTATAAATGATACAACAAGAAGATTATTAACAGATTTTGAACCCTTATCAGATATAAATGATAGACAAGCATTTCAATATTTTGGTAGTGGATGGAAGAGATATTATGATTTAAAAAGTCATAAAAGTTTAAATCAAATTGATTTAAGAGCATTATGGGAAGATAAAGACGGTAATTTATATCCTATTTATTTAGGTGCTGATGAAGCATTAACTATGAAATTATTATTTAGAAAAAAAACAGCATTACAATTGGATGATATTGATGGTTCAAAAGATATGGGTCAAAATTAAAATTTATAAAATTATTTTATGATATTAATATATATATAAAATGAGTTTAAATAAATTCTTTAATGTTGATACAGGATATGATATTTTAAAAATGAATATTGGAGCAGATGAAATTAAATGTAATAATATTGATACTACAAATATTAATACAACAACTATAAATGGTGTGCCTCCTGTTGGTGGAGTTCAAAATCCATTAACAGAAAATTTAAAATTAGGCGGTTTTGCTATTGTTGAGGAATTAGGATTAGCACCATCATTAAATATAGACCAATTAGATAATACAAAAGATATAAAATTAAAAATTGCTGGTATATCAAAAGTAGATGTAAAAGATAATGAAGTTTCATTTAATGAAAATATTAATATGAACCAAAAATTAATAGAAAATTGTTCTGGGTTTATAAATCCTACTGCTCCAACTGGTATTGCTGGGACGGCAAGTAGTATAGGCGAAAGCACAACAGATTTGAGTATGATATTTCAAAGTAATCAAGCATCTATACAGCAATTAGCAAACCAAATAATAAGATTTGAACCCTCATTAATTGTTTCATCAAAAGACATTGATATGACAAGCAATTCAATAATTGGTGTGTCTTCTGTTGTTGGAGATGGTAATGATTTAACATTAAGAAATGGAGGAGGCGAAAGTATAATATTAAACTCATCAACTAATACAATTGATATATTAAATAATGATTTGAATATGAATGGTAATCAAATAGATAATGTTATTAGATTAGATAGTGGTTTATTAAATGGAGTTTTAAGCGTAGTCGGTAGAGACCGAGTTGATATTGGTATAGGTGGAGGCGGTAGAATGGAAATAGAGGACACAAGAGTATATATCAGTCCATTTGCTAATTTAAATTTAGGAGATAAAATAATATGGATTAGACCAAATGAAATGCCTATATCTTTTTTATCAGATACTACATATATATTTATTAATTCAAGAACAACGGCAAATTCATATATATTACCGAATAATTGTAAAATTATGGGGACTGGTAAAAATAATTCAGTTATTAATTATACTGGTGCTGGTTCATTATTTACAACAACTGATAATAATTTAGATATTGAAAATATAACTTTAACATCTTCAAATAATAACGGAATATTATTAACTGCTTCAAATTTAGGACAAGATAAAACAATTAATATGACGAGATTACAAATAAGAAATGCTAAAAATGGTATGAATATTAATGGTTATGATTTAGTAGATTTAAATAATTGTTTATTTACATATTTTGAAAGTGGTAGTCCTTCACCTATTGGAATTAGTTTTGGTAATAATAGTAAAGTTCAATTATCAAGTTGCGAATTTTTAAGATGGTTTCAAGAAGGAGGAACACCAGCAACAACATTTTTTAATGGGGATATGTTAAAATTCGGTGGAATATTAAATGCTCTAAATTTAAATGGTTGTTTCTTTCACCCACAATACGACCAAAACGGAATTAATACAACATCTATAACAACTGCCATTGAAGGAACTATAACAAGTAATACTTTTATTGATATTAATTTAAATACTCCTACTTTTAATGTATTAGTAGTAAATCCAATAGTTGCTCCATTATATGTAATAGAAGCGAATAGTATATATCCTAATCTTAAATCACAAGTATCATTCGTTTTAAGTGCTGTAAATGCTGTCGCTACTGATTTAAGCATAAATAATCCTAATGTTATAAATACAAATAATCTCGCTTTACCATTAGTCGCTCAATTTGCTACATTAGGGACAAATGGACTAATAACATATACTAAAAAAAGAAGTGCTAATTTTATGATAGTTGCTACTTGTAATTTAGAATTAGTCGCTGGAACTAATAATAGAATAGGTTTAGGATTATTTGTAAATACTGCGGAAGTTCCTCTTGCTTATTCATATGTCAATTTAAGTGCGAGTGGTAGTGCTAATCAAAAAAGTGCTACATTATCATTTACAGGACAAGCAAATTTTAATGATACTTTCCAATTATCTGTTTATAATGCTACTGCTAATAATAATGTTATTGTTAATGATATAAATTTTGCTGGGATAGAAATATAAATTTTTATAAAAATTATTTTATGATATTATTATATATAATAAAATGAGTTTAAATAAATTCTTTGATGTTAATACAGGTTTTGATATTCTAAAAATGAATATAGGTGCTGATGAAATAAAATGTAATAATATTGATACTACAACTATTAATAATATAGGTATAGGAAGCAGTAGTATATTATATTTAAATAATCAAACTTATAATACATTAGATATAAATAATTATGATACATTTATTTTAAAAAGAACTACGACAGACCCTTCTCCATATAATGCCGAAATTCAATTAATACAAGAAGGATTATATGATGGTCAAGAAATAACTATATGTGTTATAGGTGAAACTAATATAACTTTAACTATAAAAAACGGAATACCTGAAAGTGGAGCATATAAAACTATTCTCATAAATGGTAATTCTGATATAAATTTAATAACTGGTTCTCCTTATTGGTTTAGAGAAGTAAAATTAAGATATAATATTAATTCTGTTGGGGGTCTTAATCTTTGGCATTGCTTTGAAGATATTGAATTTTAAATATTATTTTATAATATTAATATATATATAAAATGAGTTTAAATAAATTCTTTGATGTTGATACAGGATATGATATTTTAAAAATGAATATTGGAGCAGATGAGATTAAATGTAATAATATAGATACTACTAATATTAATACATTAACTATAAATAATGAACCATATCCTCCTTCTAATCCTCCACAATCATCTATATTTTATTTAAATCCTAATGAAATAGGAGGATATGACCCTTTACCAGTTGCTTTTAATAAAGGCACTGATTATTTATTAGCAAGTGGGTCATTAGGTAATGTTTTAGAAATTAAAACTATTAATTTACCGCCATATAATGGATATAGAATAAGATTAGGTTCAATGTCATATAGTTATGGTTCTATACTTATAAGACATAATGACCCCTCACAAAATCCATCAGAGCAAAAATATCCAATTATTACAAATACACAAAGCGATATTACTATTTCTCCTACTTCTCCTATTGCTTATTTATGGGTTGATTTAATATATAATGAAGATTTTGGAGGTAGAGCGTGGATATGTAGTGTTATTCAAGGTTCTTAAATAAAAAAAATATATATATAATATAATATATATATAATATGCTTCCTGCTCCAACACCACCAAAAGAAAAATTTAAAGGTAAAACTAAATGGTTTTTACATTTACAAAAAGTATTGAAGGATAACCCTAATATAATAACTTATAAGCAATTAAGAAAAATAGCAGACCCTTTATGGATAAATGAACAAAATAAAAATAGAAAAGATATAAAAAAAATAGAAATAGTATAATATATTTATATATAATTATCATAATTATATATAAATAAGTTTATTTTTTTATCTTATTATAATATATATATAAAATGGAAACTGTAAAAGTTGTAGAACCAAGAGTTAATATTAAAGAAGATGTCCAAAAAAACCACGTAGTTTTATATGGTGGATTAAGATATACAGAACAGGTAGAACCTGCTGATAGTTGGGGCAGTCCTACTTCTACACCTATTCAGGCAGTATGGAATATTTTTCCTTCTTCTACTCAAACTATTGTAGATAGATATATGAAAATTCGTTGTTATGTTGAAATTACCACAGATGCTGACCTTCAAATAGGTAGTAATGATGCTTTAAGACAATATCCTATTAGTGCTATTACTGATGTATTAACTGTTCAAATTAATGGTGAGGCAGTTAGTGATAATTTAGGTGATAAAATACACGCTATGCTTTGTTATGGTGATAGAAGCGAATTAACTAAATCCTGCTCTATGACCCCTGATTTTCCTGATAATTATCAAAATTATAGTGATTATACTCTTTATGGTAGTGCTAAAAATCCATTAGGTGGATATGGTGAATGTGGTATGAGTGCTGACCCTAGAGGAGGATTTCCTGTTGAGGTTATTGCTCCTAATCAAATTAGAGCAGTAATTACCGAACCTATTGTTATTTCTCCTTTTTACAATGGACACGGATGTCAAGAAGAAGGTTTTGTGAATGTTAATCAATTTCAAATCTCATACAGATGGAAGAGCGATTTAACTAAAATTTTATCTCATTCTTCTACTGGTAATCCTATTACATCTGTTGATGTTAAATTTTATCGTGCTCCTGAAATCTTATATACTCAAATTACGCCTGATTTAACTCAACCTATACCACAATTACAAGTTTTACCTTATATTAAACTTCAAGAATACCTAAAACCATCTAATCCAATCCCTAATAATACATCTGTTCAATTAGTAAGTGATAGTATTAAATTATCTCAAATACCTAAACAAATGTATATTTTCGCAAGACACGAAAGGGCATCTTCAAATTTTGAAACTTCTGATGCTTTTTGTGTATTAGAGCGATTAGATGTATTATGGAATAATCAATCTGGTCTATTTTCTCAATGTTCTACACAAGAACTATTTGAAATTTCACGTCGTCAAGGTTGTAATTTATCTTATCAAGCATTTTCAAATTATCGTGGTTCTGTATTTTGTTGTTCTTTTGGGTCTGATATTGGTCTTTTAGATACTGAAAGTGCTGGTGTTCAGGGTCAATGGACTATTCAAGTTCGTCCTACTTTTAAAAATGTTTCTGGTGCTGATGCTAACTGGGACTTTTATGTGGTTCTCGCAAATGAAGGAACTTACACTATATCTGAAAATATGGCAAGAGTTTCACTTGGTAATTTAACTCCTGAAGTTGTTTTATCATCAAAAGAAAGTGATGAATTAGATTACGCCCAATTAGAAAATATTCAAGGTGGTAAATTTCATCTAAAACTTAAAAATTTAGTTAATAAAGTCGCTCGTGGTGTCAAAGTTGCTGGTAAAGTCGCTAAAGCATTAGATGTTCCAATGGCAGGTCAAGTTTCAAAACTCGCTGGTAGAGTTCAAAAAGCAACTGGTGGAAGAATGGTAGGAGGTGCTCTGGTTGGTGGTCAAGTTATGCGTAGAGGAAGACGCAGAGGATAAATGAAAATTTGGCAATCAATATATATAATAAATAATTTTTTACGCCAAATTTACATAAATATAATTTAAATTTATTAAAATTAATATAATAAATATATATTTATTTTATGATATTAATATATAATATCATAAATATGAATACGTTTGATAATGAATTATGTAAAAAAATTATGAAATCAAGAAATATAAAACATAGTAGTTGTAAAACATATTTAACAGCATTAAAAAAAATTAATAAAAAAATAGAAAATAGTATAGAATTAAAAGATACTAATTTTTTAAAAGATTTTGATAAGGTTATGAAAGTTGTTAATGAAGAGAATAAAATAACATCTAAAAAAAATAAATTGACAGCAATTATAGTAGCATTAAATAGTGATGATAATAAAGATAATAATTTAATAGATAAATATAATAATGAATTAAAAAATTTAAGTGATAAATATACAGCATTTTTAAAAACCCAAAAGAAAACAGAAACACAACAAAAAAACTGGATAGATTATGATGAGTTAATATCATTAATTAATAAAATTATGAGTGAAGTAAAACATAGAGGAATAAATAAAAATAAGGGTGATAAAGAATTATCTAATAAAGATTTTGACACTATACAGCAATATTTAATATTACGGACATATATAGATTATCCATTAAGAAACGATTATGCTGATATGAAAATTTTAAAATTAAAAGATTATAAAAATTTAGATAATAAAGAAAAAGAAAATAATAATTATTTAGTTTTATTAAGTAATAACAAAAAACAATTTCATATTAATCAATTTAAAAATAAAAAATTTATAGGTAAAAAAATATTAGATATTAATCCAAAATTAAATAGAATAATTAATTTATGGTTAAGATTTAATAAAAGTGGTTATTATTTAGTTAAAACAGATAGAAAAACGCCTATGTCTCCTAATGGTATTACTAAATTTTTAAATAAAATATTCTTGAAGCATAAAGGTAAAAAAATATCATCATCAATGATTAGACATATTATAATATCACACGAATTGAAAGGACAAAAAACAATTAAAGAAAAAGAAAAAGAACAAAAAGATATAGAAAATAAATTTTTTCATTCTAAGGGTATAAATGAATTATATAGGAAAGTATGAAAATTTGGCAATCAATATATATAATTAAATATTTTTTTATGCCAAAATTACATAATTAAAAATAAATATTTTATTATAAGAAAAAAATATTTTATATTATAATAATATATATAATAAAATATATTATGGTTTATGTTGATGATGAATATTATTATGCTGAGGACAGAGATGTAAAAAAAGCAAATGAATATCAAAGACAATATTATTATAAAAATAAAGAAAAATTAAATAATAAAGAATATAGAAAAAATTATAAATCAAAATATTCTATAATGATGAATTGTGATTGTGGAGGTCGTTATTTACATCCTTTTAATACCAAACGTCATAAAGAAAGTAAAAAACATAAAGAATATGTATTTTTACATAATGATTTAAGTTATTTTAATTAATTTTTTATTCATAAATATATATTATAATTTTCTATAATATATATATATATATATAATAATGGATTTATCAAGTGAAATAGCAAAAGGAGTTATCGCTGATACATATAGCGAAAAAAGTGATAAAGATTTTGTATGGGATGAATTTATTGAATGTGTTAGAATATTAGAGCATTTAGATAGTGATGATGTTAAAGATTATTTAAAAACACATTGTAATGATGATATAGAAATGATAAAAGATGAATTTAAAAAAGCATTTAAGGATGTTCCAGAAGATAGTATATTAAGATTTGAAACATTAAGACTATTAGCAATTATGGGTATAATAATAGAAAAAGAAGATAAAGAAGATAAAGAAGATGATAATTT